GCCCACGGTCAGGTTGTCGGGCAGCGAGGTGATGCCGGTGCCTTCCAGGTCCAGATATCCGCCCACGGTCAGGTTATCGGGCAGCGAGGTGATGCCGGTGCCGCGCAGGTACAGAGAGCCGCCCACGGTCAGGTTATCGGGCAGCGAGGTGATGCCGGTGCCGCGCAGGTCCAGAGAGCCGCCCACGGTCAGGTTATCGGGCAGCGAGGTGATGCCGGTGCCGCGCAGGTACAGATATCCGCCCACGGTCAGGTTATCGGGCAGCGAGGTGATGCCGGTGCCGCGCAGGTACAGAGAGCCGCCCAAATCAAAACGCTCGCCGTCAATAACCAGATGGCTTCCGTCGAGTATTGCCTTCATTTCCGTTTCTCCATTCGTTTGTTTCCGGGCGGCGCGGAGATAAACCTCTAAAAGCGCCGCCCCTCCGAGGGACTGTTCCAACGGCCTGGACCACCCAGACCGCAGGAGGCACCGACCTTCGAACTTCTGTCCTTCGGTGCTTTGGGGGAAGGCGGGCGCGGATGCGGACTCGAACCGCCTCGTCGATCAGACGCGCCATTCTGTCAGGGGGCCACCCCACCGCATGAATTGAACATGCCTGTGCTTCACCATGGTCGCCTTCCTTCAAAACACCGATTGGAGGAGAGTAGAGGAATCGAACCCCCATCGGCTCTTCACCGATGGCCCGGTTTTCAGGACCGGTTTGCTCCCTTGAGCGCTACCCTCCGTTTCAAAGAACCCTGTTTCCTCGCCAGGCCTCCCGTGGTTTCTCCGTCTCTCCGGTGCTGCCCCTTGGCACTGCCCGGCGGATTTACTGTTGTGGCCTTCCGGCGTTCACTCCGCCCCTCGCTCCCCGTACTCGCTGGCCCTTGGCGCAGGCTGTTCCGGGGTGTCTTGTGGCGTCGTGTTGAAGTCAGAATATGAGATTACTCAAATACAGTCAAGAGGTAAAATGAGAAATCTCACATAATGGAGCAAAAAAAAGCTGCCAGCGCAGCGAAGCTGTGGGGTGCGGTTATTTCCGGCTCATATCAGACCATGCCCAAACGACACGGCCGATGATGGCTTTTGCAATATCACCGTCGTAATCCTCGGTCAGGGACCAGCTCATGGGCGGGTGTTCGACAGCATTGTCCGAATAGTAGGTGATCATCATGTCGCCGTTGCGTGGCTTGACGGTGACGCGCTTGACGGTGACGGATGAATCCGGCTCACGGACTAGAAAGATGTTGCCGGGCGGGGTGAAGCGATCCCGGAAGTCGTCCCGGTCCACCAGAAGGATATCTTGAGGGTGCAGGGTGGGGACCATGGAATTTTGCCCCTTGCCGATCTCCACGGCAATGAGGTTGGTGCGGAAGCGCACGGCATCATGGTTTTTCCAGACTAGGACCCAGGATTGTATTTCATCCTGTGGAATCATACCACGGCCAGCGGCGACTTCACCCTCGGCCAGGGGCACAGCGATGTAGTCTTCTGGGATTGGGGCGTCCCTGTTTTCTACGCTCAGACGCTTGGGGGCGACAAAGCAGACTTCCTTTGTCGCGGATCTGTCCATCTTTGCGGACACCCCTAAGTAGTCGAACACCTTGGCGACATTTTCAAAACCAACACCGGCCTGCTTGCCATTCAAGAATTTTGACATCGAGGCCGAGTCAATCCCGCATGCCTTGGCGAAAGCCGTGGGGTTGTCGTGGCCTTTTATAGCCGTCAGGACCATGGTTTTGAAATCTTCTCTGAATCCCATGTTTTTACTCATACCATCACCTTATGGGAGGTCAACTTGAGACAGCTCAACTCTGTGTTGATTTAATCTGAGCAATCTCATACAATGTGTCCATGAAAAACAATTTTTCCATCAAATCGTTTCGGCAAGCCGTTCGCGAGGCGGCGGCTACACCTAGTTGGACAGTCACCCGCCTGGCCAAAGAATCTGGTGTTGACCAAGCCTCCCTCTGGCGGTTCTGCGACGGGTCTTCTGGGCTTTCAGGTATCAACATCGAAAAGCTCTGGCCTTTCATCTACGGGGACAAGCGCCCGGGCGGGGAGCCCAAAGAGGCCGCATGACATCAAGTCGGCAACGCTCCCTGGAACTGAATCAGTGTTCCTTTCCTCGCGCCGTCCTCTGTCGGGGTGTTTTCGGGCATGGCTCTCTTCCCCAGGATGTAGCTGATCGCCTGGGCCGCCACTTCGTTGTAGACCGCGAGCGGGTCCGCGTCCGGGGCGAGCCTCACCCTGTAGAACCCCGGCTTGCTGGTGCCTGTCTCGGTCATGACCGCCGTGACCAACACCGACCCGTCCGCCTGCCGCTTGAAATGGATATTCAATTTTGCGTCCATAATCCCAGAGAATGCCGTTTCCACACCCAAAACAACTATTTCAGCGGAGGAAAACGCTAAATGGCTATAACCCTCACCGAAATCATCCGCGATGCCGTTTTCAATTCCGGCGTTCCGGCCAAGGCCGTGGCCCAGGAACTGGGCAAGGCGTATTCGACCCTACTGCGCGAACTGAACCCGGACGACGAGTCATGCAAGATCGGAGCGGACCACATCGGTCCCATCATGAAAGCCTGCGGCGATGCGTCACCGGTCCGGCATCTGGCCGCGCTCATGGGCTACACGCTGTGCCCCCTCAAAGGCGTTGAGCCGGACAAGTCTACCCTGGCCGAAGAGCTGAACGACGATCTCCAGGCCGTGGCCGCCTATCACAAGGCAATGCTCGAAGGCGAACTCGGCATAGAGCGCGTTATGGAGCTCCTGGAGCAGGCCAAGGCCGAGTTGGAAGAGAATTTTGTGATCTACCGGCGGGAAATGTTCCGCAAGGCTGGTTGACGGGAAAACCCATGGCCAGGGACGCGCACGGACTCGAGATACCGCCCAGAACGCGGTGGAAGGAGCGGTACGAAATGCTCCTGAATGAGTCCCTGCGCGTCCGACAAGAACTGGCCGAAACACGGGCGCGGCTCGAACAGGCACAGGACAAAATCAAGCTGATGGGAACGCAGATGCAGATACTCAGGAACCAAAACAAGGCACTCAGGGCCGGGCAGGCACCGTTGCCGCTGGAAGAGGTGGCGTAGCTGTAGCTATGAAGTGGTTCAGGCATATGACGGCGTCTCACGACGACGAGAAATTGGCTCTCCTGCAAGCTGAGTTCGGCTTGGAAGGATACGGCTTCTACTGGCTCACTTTGGAGATCATCGCCAAGCAAATGGAACCGGGTTCAGACAAGACTTTTGTCGAATATCCGATCGCAATTTGGCGGAAATTCTACGGGTTTTCGCCCAAAAAACTGCGAAAATTCGCCGAATTTTGCTCGGAATTTGAAATTTTTTCAGTGGAATTTTTTGAAAAGTCGATGTCGATTGATTGCCCTAACTTGCTTAAATACCGTGACGAATGGTCAAAGAAGGTGTCCAAAAAATCAGGAGTTACTCCGGAGCCACTCCGGAGCCTTCTTACAGATACAGATACAGATAGTAAGAAGAAGAGAGAGAGAGAGGGCGCGTGCGCGCGCGTTGATCCCCAAACCGACGACAGCCCCGAAAACGAAAGTTCTCCCTCAGAAAGCCAAGGGCCAAAGAAGACCCCATACCCGTCCAAAGGACGACCGTCCCACCGAGTCTTCAAGTCGTGTCTGGAGGTCTACACCTGCGGACCGGTGAACGAAGACGAAGCATGGTGTGCCTGGTGCGACATGGAAGACCGCGGCATGCTCGTCGAGGACATCCCCATCGTCCGTGACCGGATAATCGAACTCTCGCAAACCGACGACCAGTGGAAAGAAGGGTTCGCCCCCAGCTTTACCAAGTGCATCAAGACCAGGGCCTGGCGGAACAAGCCGTTCAAGCGCCCGGAGCATAACCAAACGAGGACAGGCGGCTACTCCCTGCGTGGGCAGGCCGTGCGCGAACACAACGACCGCGTTTTCAGAGAACTCATGGAGGAGTGACCGGTATGGATTGGGACAACGAACAGGAGCGGGCCCGCTTCCTAACAGCGTTCAGGGCATTGGCCGAACTGCACAACCGGGACGCCTCCAAGGCGCTGACCAGGCTCTACCACTCGACCATGGCGGAGCACGACATCGGATCCGTGCTCAAGGCTTTTCGGCAGGCGGCCACCAAACTCCGCTTTTTCCCAAAGCCCGTGGAGCTGCTGGAATTCATCGAGGGCAGCCAGGAAGACGCCAAGGTGGAAGCGGCCCTTGAGGCAGATGCCGTGCTTCTCGCGATCCGGCGGTATGGCGTTTACGCCAACGTCCGCTTCCTGGACCCGGTGACCAACGCCGTAGTCCGTCAGGGATTCGGCGGGTGGCTGAACGTGTGCCGTACCAGGGACGAGGACGTGAAATGGTTCATCCGCGATTTCGTCGAGCGCTACACGCAGTTCAAGGCGGCCGGAGTCGAGAGCACGAAGGAGATGCGAGGCATCGGAACCGGGGCTCGCATCGAACTCGTCGGCGATCAGAAGTACCTGGCTCTGGAAGGCAACCACGAAGGGCAGAAGGCCGTGGCGGGCATCGTCGATGCTCTGAACGACAAGAAGAAGTTGTCGGCCGCATAGCCTGTTGAGCAATGCTGAACCCGACCAATACGCGAAAAGGAGACGAGAAGTGAGCAAAATACGTGAAGAGGCAAAAGTTGTTCTAAGCCACCATTATGGAGTTCTGGACACCACCCAGGCCCGCCGCGTCCTGCTGCTGGAGAAGGCTTACCGGTACCAGCGGGCGGCCTGGGCGTTGATGAACATGGGGATTCAAATGCAGGGCGATATTAGGCGAACCAGGTTCGTGTCGAGGAGTTTGCTGTATTGCCTTAAGGCTGGAGAAATCCGCCGCCAAGCGGAGAAACTGTGATGTCCAGATACGGAATCTTCACGGCCCGCTGCGGCAAGCCCCGCAAGATGTCCAGACTCATCAAGGCGCTCGGGCTCGAGATCAAGGCGCACAACGCGCAGTTTGCCCATTCGATGATCTACCGCAAGACCAAAGGCCCGTACCTGGAAAACGGCCAGGTCTGCTTTGACTACGAGTATGAGCCCATGGAGCGCGACTAGATGCCCAAACCCTGCGACACGAAAGAATTTCGCGACAGGTTGCCGTGCCTGGCTCCCGGCGATGACCTGTGTTTCGGCCGGGTTTGCTGGGAGCGTAAGCGCGGCGACACCCCGAGAAAGATCCGCAACATGGCCGAGTGCCCGTGGATCGAGAAGGTCCGCGAGCATTGGCGAAGGAAGGGGTACGGCAAGTAGGCGCAAATAGCCTGTTTTGCCACCTACGTTTGCCTAGAAATGGTTTTCGCGACGAAAACGCATCGTCATAGCCAGGGAGTCTAGAAAATGCCTCAAAACGGAAATTTGGCAATCACGATCAAACTGCCATTCCCGCCCAGCACGAACCAGTATTACCGGTCCATCCGCATGGGCAAGGGCGTTCGCACGCTCATCAGCGAAAGGGGTCGGGCGTACCGCGACCAGGTCGTGGGCGAGTGCTGTGTGGTCCACCTGACCAACACGCTCCTGGGTGGGCGGCTGGCCGTGAAAGTCACGCTGTGCCCGCCTGACCGCCGCAAGCGCGACCTGGACAATTTCAACAAGGGCCTGCTCGACGCGCTGACGCACGCCGGACTTTGGGGAGACGACTCCCAGATTGACGACCTGCGCGTTGTGCGTGGGGCCGTGGTCAAGGGCGGCTATGCCCTGGTCGAGGTGCGGGAGCTCGAAGTGCTGAGGATGGCGGGGTAGATAACAACCGGGGCGTGGCGCAGTCAGGTAGCGCGCCTGCTTTGGGAGCAGGATGCCGGGGGTTCGAATCCCTCCGCCCCGACCAAGGAGAACCAGTGCAAGATATCACCATGCAGCGAATCCGGGCCAGGCTTGAGCGTGCCCGGCGGGAACATCCAGAGTTCACCCCGCACGGCGGCGGGCTTTTCGAGGCCCTGTCCATCATCTCCGAAGAGCACGGAGAGGTTGCTGCTGCGGCCAACGACGATGAGGGTGTGGCCCGGGTCAATGACGAACTGCTCGACCTGATAGCCACCGGGATTCGCGCCCTGCAGGAGGAATACAAGTGACCGACGCTGAAATCCAGGCGTGGCAGGAACGGCACACGTTCGAGTGTCCGCATATCCGGGCCAGGATTACGCCCGAGCAGTGTGAGGCGAACCGGGCCAGGGTGGGCGGTTGGAGCACCACCGGGAACCAGCCCCACAAGATCAACCAGTGCGAGCGGTGCACCGAGTACGGCGCGCTCATCAAGACGGTGGCTGAACGGCTGCCAAAGGAGGCCAAGACTGTGGCGAAACGTGGAAACTGCGAATGTTGTGGCTGGGGCCCGTACTCCCTGACTGGCGGACTATGTGGGGAGTGCTCCAAGTACAGGCGGGCCGGTGAGCTCATCCGCGAGGGAGACGGGTGGGCGTGGCTGATCCCGGAACCGGAATACGTGCTGGCCGACGAGCCCAAGGCCGAGGAGTACCATGCCCCGGCCGAACCGAAGAAAGTTACCTGTGTCGGGTGTGGGCGGGACGACAAGAAGATTGCCTCTCATGGCCTGTGTGCGTCGTGCTACAAGTACGCGAACGATGGGCGGCTACGCGAGAACGGGGACGGGACGTACACCTGGACGGTGATACCTCCGGGGTACGTCATGGGGCACATCCCCTGGGAGCCGGGTACGCCGACCTACCGGGAGATTGACGAGGCGCGGCACGGCATCCCACAGGACGAACCGGAGGCACCCAAGGCGTGCGACAAGTGCGCGTGCTCCGGGGCGTCCGGCAACGACGTCTCCGCAATCAACGTTGGCGGCCTGACCCTGACCCGGCATGTCCCGCACCGCACCACATCCACCAACCAGCCGTTCGCAGCGGTGCGCAAGAACGCCAAGGGCGTGGACCTGGCCCTGAACGCCGTGACCGTCCTCCAGTTCGGCATGGCCAATGCCAAGTACGTGGACGTCTACTCAGACGCCGAGGCCCAGGTGCTGGCCCTAGTGCCGCTCGACGAGCCCACGGACGGAAACAGCGTCAAGCTCCGCGTCCAGGATGGGAACACCCGAGTCATCTCCGCGACCGGCATCCTCCGCGACCTGGGCGTGACCGAGACGGGGCGGTACAAGGTGAGCGGCGACGGCGAGTCTTCACCTGGCATCGTCCTGGTGGACTTCAAGGAGCGGGCGGCGTGATGGTCGTGGCTCCAAAGCACCTGAGCAGCTTGCAGGCCATCTGCGACGAGTTCAAGGCGGGGCGCGACACGGTCAAGCGGTGGTGGGCGGATGGCGCGCCCATCGCCGTTGACTACGACGGCAAGGGCAACCCCTGCCGGTTCTCGGCTGAGTACAACGAATTGCAGGCCTGGCGGGTCAATCAGAGTCGCAACAAAGACGCGGCCTAAAAACCCTGTCAACCCCCCTCGTGGCGCGTCTATGCGCGTCTGTGCGCGTCTGGGAGCGCTCGTCGAATTTACCCTATGCTACGGTGTCTCCCAAACAAACGGGGCAGGCACCATGGCAATCCTCTCCACCATACGCTCAGACATGCAGCACCGGTTCAACCCGCTGCATGTCTATTGCCGACTGCGATGCGTCGGGTGCTCCTCGCGAGTGGCCCGGCGCATTTCGCTGGTGTGGGAGCGGGCCACGGCCTGGGCCCTGTACGAGAGAGTGTAGACGATGCACACCAATCGGGCAGGCATGGACATCATCCGCGAATCCGAATCGCTGCGGCTGCGGGCCTACTACTGCCCGGCTGGCGTCCTGACCATCGGATTTGGCCATACCGGCGACGACGTGCACGAGGGGCAGGAGATCACCGAGACGCAGGCTCTCATGCTCCTGACCGAGGACGTGGAGTGGGCCGAAGAGGCCGTTGAGGCGTTGGCCCCTGACTGGCTGAACGAAAATCAGTTTTCCGCGCTCGTCTCGTTCGTTTTCAACGTCGGCTTCGGCGCGTTCGAATCGTCCACCTTGCTGCGCAAGTTGCGGGCTGGTGACGTCCAGGGCGCTGCCGACGAGTTCCCGCGTTGGAATCGGTCCAAGGGGCGCGTGTTGCGGGGGCTGACCACCCGGCGGGCAAAGGAGCGGGATCTGTTCCTGGCCCCGGTGCGCGAAGAATTTCACGGCGACGGATACGGCCGCTGAGGCGGCAAAACTAAGCGAGGCACATCATGGGCAAGTACGTTGACGAAAAGGCGATTGAAAACGCGGCGGAAGGGTTCTGGGCCCGGCACAAGTGGTGCGTGATCGGCGGCGCGGCCCTGCTGGCCGTCGGCCTGATCATCGGCCTGGTGCTGTAGGCGGAGAGAGAACGTGAAGGCGGTGACGCGCAAGGTGTTCCGGTGGATTGCCGGGGCGTTTGAAGAGCCCAACGGCGGCCCTTCGGCCATGCGCATTGCCGCCTTCCTGGTTGCCGGGAATGTCATGCTCGTTTGGACGTGGCTCTCCATCTCCGGCGACAAATGGCAACCCATGGGCTGGGACATGATCGTCATGGTCCTGTCCGTCCTGGGTATTAAGGCCGCGCAAAGGGCCGTCGAGAACCGAGATAAAGGGGGGAAGAAATGATCCTCTCATCGGTTTTAGGAGTATCCAAGTGGGCCAAATTTGCGGCCATTGGCGGCTTGATCCTCGCTGTGGCCGCCGTCATCGGTTGGCTTGCCATGTCCCGTGCCAACCTCCGCGCAGACCTCGCCCAAGCGCGCACCAGCCTTGCCGCCGTCCAGACGGCCTATGAAACCAACAAGGTGGCCCTGGCCGAACTCAAACGAATTTCCGCGACAAAGGACGAGGCCCTGGCCGAACGGGACCAGGCCATCAAGGCAATCGAGGTCGAGCGGGACGCCGCTCGGCGCAAATGGCGGGAGGCCCTGAGTAATGAACCTGAAACTCGCGATTGGGCTGATACTCCTCTGCCCACTGCTGTGCGCGGGCTGCTCCAGTAGGCGACCGGAAGTGGTCACGGTGTCGAAGGTCGTCCGCATCGCCCCACCGGCTCACCTGATGGAGCCGACACCGGAGCCGGATTGCAGCCAGGCGACGACAAATGGCGATTTGGTCCAGTGCTGCCAGGACAGGCTCGAAGCCCTGCGCCGGGCCAATGCGGACAAGGCCGCCATCAAGGCGAGTGTCGGGGGCGGCGATGCCGAATGAGTCCGCCGAAGTTCGTCTTGCCCGCATTGAGGAAATGCTCAAGGCCCATTTTTCGCGCGACGACGAGCGGGCCAAGCGGTGGGAGGACCACGAGTCTCGTCTCAAGGAACTGGAAGGAGAGTCGCAACAGCGCAAAGGCGGTTGGCTGGCTGTAACCACCATGTGCACGGCGGCCGGGGCGATAGGGGCAATGGTCATGAAAATTTTTCCGTGGGCCACCAAGTAAGGAGCGAGGCCATGGCCGGGGGTATCACCTACACGCACAAAATCGCCACAGAGATTTGCCGGAAGCTCGCTGAAGGCGCGTCGCTGCGGAAGATTTGCCGTCCCAAGAGCATGCCCAGCAGGGGGAGCGTTTTCGAGTGGGCGTGCGGCGCCACCGATGCCGCGCGGGAAGACGGATTCCCGGACATGTACCGCCGTGCGCGTGAGTGTCAGGCGGATGGGTTCTTCGATGAGGTCGTGGATATCGCCGACAATACAAAGGACCCACAAAAGGCGCGGGTCCAGATCGACGCACGAAAATGGGCAGCCGGGAAGATGCGGCCCAAGGTGTACGGTGACAAGATCAACCATGAGCACAGCGGCGGGATCACGTTGACCCACGAACAGGCCCTGGAGGCATTGGATGACTGACCGTGAACTGGCCATACGCAAGCGCCTGCGGGACGACTTCCGGCACTTCGCCGCGAAGTGTCTCAAGATTCGCGCCAAGAAGGCCGTTGTCAGTGAGGGCAAGCCGCAGAAGATCATCCCGTTCAAGCTCAACCTTGCACAGGAATTTATCAACGCCCGCCTGGAAGAGCAGTGGAAGCTGCAGGGCAAGGTGCGCGCGCTCATCCTCAAAGGGCGGCAACAGGGGTGCTCGACCTATGTCGGCGGCCGGTTCTACCACAAGACCACCCACCGCAAAGGCGTGAACACTTTCATCCTCACCCACAGGGACGACGCCACGAACAACCTGTTCAAGATGGTCAAGCGGTTCCACAAGAACAACAACCCCCTGGTCACGCCGTCCACGTCCTATTCCAACCGCAAGGAACTGGTCTTCGACAAACTGGACTCCTCCTATTCGCTGGGAACGGCGGGCGGAGACGGCGAAGTGGGCCGCTCGGACACCATAGACTTTTTCCACGGTTCCGAGGTCGCCTTCTGGAAAAACCCGCAGAAGATTCAGACCGGCGTGTTCCAGGCGGCCAACGAGGCCGAGGAGATCATCCTGGAATCCACCGCCAACGGGTTTGACCCGATGTTCCACCCCATGTGGCAGGCTGCCGAGGCCGGAATAGGCGAGTACATCGCTATCTTCGTGCCCTGGTTCTGGCAGGATGAGTACACCGTGGACCTTCCGGACGGGTGGGAACCCACCGCCGAGGAATCAGAACTTTTCGCCTTGTACGAGCGCGAGGGTATGACCTGGCGGCACCTGGCCTGGAGACGCAGCAAGATCGCGTCCGATTTCGCGGGCGACGATGTGCTCTTCAAGCAGGAGTACCCGTGTTGCGCGGCCGAAGCGTTCCAGGTCACCGGACACGATTCGTTCATCAAGCCGGAATCCGTCATCACCGCCCGCAAGCGCCGGGATGTGGAACAGTCCGGGGCGCGCATAGTGGGCGTGGACCCGGCCAGAGGCGGCGACCGCACGTCTTTCTACAACCGGCAGGGCCGCGTGGCCTGGGCCGGGCGCGTGTTCCAGACGCCGGATACCAAGGCCATCATAGGCGAGATCGTCAGGCTGTTCACCGAAGAGACCGAGAACCCGGTGGACTGGATGTTCATCGACATCGGCGGGCTGGGCGGCCCCATTTACGACCAGGTCAAGGACATGCCGTTCGGCAGGTGGATCGTGCCCGTCAACTTCGGTTCCAAGGAAGTGTTTCGGCCCGACCGGTACGTGAACAAGCGCGCCGAGATGTGGGGCGAAATGCGCGACTGGACCGAGAACGACGCCGAACCGGTCTGCATCGAGGACAGCGACAGCCTGCAATCCGACATGTGCGCACCCGGCTACACCTACGACAACCAGCAAAGAATTTTGCTCGAGAGCAAGGAGCAGATGGCGAAACGCGGCCAGCGGTCGCCTGACGAGGGCGATGCCCTGGCTCTGACTTTCGCGCAGCCGGTCATGGACCGCCACGACCGGTCCGGTATCGGCATACACAACATGGGCATCACCAAAGTCCGGAGACTGGCATGAAGATCAAGATCAGCGACGACGAAATCCTGGAACTCATCCAGCCCGACATTGACCAGGCCGAGGATTGGGCGCGCCAACTCTCCGAGGAGCGCAAACGGTGTTCCGACCTGTACAACAGGGAGAAGCTCGGCAACGAGCAGGACGGCTTTTCGCAGCACGTCGCGGCCGTGGTGTTCGACACCATCAACTGGCTGCTCCCCGGTCTGGACGCCATCTTCACGCATCCCGACTTTTTTACGGTCCTCATGGAGAACAACGACCGGGCGGAGAAGAACAAGAAGCTCCTGCGCAACCAGCTTTTCAGCCAGCAGGACGGAGCCACCCAGCTTTTGACCTACATGGAGGTGGCCCTGCGCTACCACAACGGGGTCATCAAGGTTTGGTTCGACGAGCAGTACGACACGATGTCGGAAGAATTCGACGAGCTCAATCAGGTGCAGTTCGCCACGCTCCAGCAGAACGGCTACCAGGCGGCCAAGTTCGACCAGGTAGAGACCATGCAGGAAGACGGCACCGTGATCGTCACCTACCAGAACGTGAAAATGGTCAAGCGCGAGGAAATTTTCAGGGGGCCAAGGGTGGAAGCCCTGCCGCCGTGGGAGTTCCTTATCTCCCCAGGCGCCAAGTCCATCGACGACGCCCGCGTGGTCATCCACCGGACGCGCAAGACCATCGACGAGATAACCCGCAAGGAGCGGTCCGGGGTCTATCGCAAGGGCTCCGCCTCGGCGGCAGCCGAGGAAAAGCATGACGACCTGGACGTGCCCGAACTCCGCGAGGAGTGGGAGGCCATCTACACGACCGACGACCTGGACGTGGCCGACATAGAAGGTAACTCCTTCGACACGGACAATGAGCGTCTCGGACCGGGCATGACCGTGTTCGTGGACGAAATCCACACCCGGCTCGACATCGACGGCGACGGACTGCTCGAGAACGTGATCATCCGCAAGACCGGGACGGTCATTCTGAGCGTCGAGGAGAGTCCGTACCGCCGTCCGCCGTTCCGGGCCGGTAAGTTGTTCAACGTCCCGTTCCGCTTCGAGGGCGCGCCCCTGCCTTTGCACCTGGAAAGCGACCAGCGCGAGATGACCAACCTGCGGCGCATCTTCACCGACGCCAGTGCCGAGGCCGCCTACGGGACCATGGTCACCAGCGATGCGACGTTCGCCAACCAGTGGGCCAAGCGGACCATCGGCGACACACTGCTACACCCTTCGTTGCAGGCCGGGGCTTACGACAACGTCAAGCCGGACGCGCCCGGAAAGACTATCCTGGACGCCATCGAGATGAAGCGCACGGACTACGAGCGCACCAGCGGCGTCAACTCGCTGAATCAGGGGTTGACCGCCGATTCCATGGGCAAGACCGCGACCGGGACCATGGCCCTGCAGAACGCCGGGCAGCAGCGGCAGAAGTTTTACGCCAAGCTCCTTGGCGGTCCGCTCAAGAAGGTCCTCAAGGACATGATGTGGATCAATCAGACGTGGCCGCCCAAGGAGGCGTTCACGCTCATCGGCAAGGACGCCATCCAGATCACCCCGGAGGACCTGCAGGGCCGCCACGACATCGAGATCGAGGTCGGCGTGGGCCCGCAGGACCGCATGCAGCAGGCTCAGGTCCTGGAACAGCATTTTCAGAAGTTGGCCAAGGCGCTGATCCCCGCCGGGGTGGCCGGTCCCGAACATCTCATCCGCACCGAGCGCAAGATCGGCAAGCTGATGGGCGTGTCCGTGGACGACCTCCAGTTCTCGGACGAGGAGTTCAACACGTTGCAGAGAATGCAGCAGACCATCCAGCAGTTGCAGGGGCAACTGCAGCAACTCACCGGAGGCATGAATGCCCAAAGACCAGGACAAGGACCAGGCGCGCAGGGAATCCCTGGAGGCGCAATTCCAGCAAGGGGAGCAGGCCCGCAAGCTCAAGGGCAACCGGTACTTCAACAAGGTCATCAAGGACTACCGGGAGGCCCTGGAGCGGAACATCCTGCACCTGTCCCCGATGGAGCGGGACAAATTTAGCGCCTGCCGGTCGCAGCTCATGGTCCTGGAGGCCATCGAGAACAAAATCGACGGCGACATCTCGCAAGGGACCAAGGCCCAGGCGGAACTTTCCGGCGAAGTGAAGAAGGTACGGCGGGTATCCTGATCCGCCGCAACGAATAACCAAGGAGAACGACCATGGAAGATCAGTGGACCGTTGACGCGGTCGAGGCTGACGAAGCCGAAGAGCGCGACGAGCTCGAGGAGTCCGAACTGGACGAGCCTTTTGACGGCGACCCCATGCAGATCGGCGAAGCGTTCGGAGATGACGACGAAGACGGCGGGGAAGACGACGGCCAGGCCGAACAGGCAGCCGCGCCCCAGGCCGAGCAGACCCAACCCGAACAGCAGCAGCCGGGAGGCGAACGGCAGGAGCGGCAGTTGCCCGCATACTGGGACGAAGAGGCGAAAAAGCGTTTCGCCGAGCTTCCCCCGGAAGTGCAGGACGCGGCCCTTGCCTGGGAGAAGAACCGGGAGGCGTTTGTATCGCGCAAGTCCCAGGAGCTTTCCCGCGCCACGGAAAAGGCCGCAGGCGGCGCGCAGATCATGCAGATGATGGAGCGCGACCCCGCGTTCCGCGCGCACGTCCTGGGATTCGGCAACCAGCAGCAACAGGAACAACAGCAACAGGGAACCGAACAGCCGCCCGAAGACCCGCTCGAGTTCATCGAGTGGAAGGCGAAGCAGGCGGCCTTGCAGGAACTGGCACCGCGCATGGAGCAGATGCAGAAGCAGTTTACTGCCTCGCAGCAGCAGCAACGCAGGGATACGGCAAAAGCGTTTGTCCAGCGGGACGAGCACTATCCGACCGTGCACCAGGCCATCGCGCAGGAAGTCAAGGACGTGGCCGAGCGGTTCGGCGAGGACGAGGCGAGACGCCTCTACGCCCGTCTGGACGCCGACCCGGACTTCTACATGCGCCGGTACAACGCGCTCCGCGAAGGCGTTGTCAAGGCCGCCCAGAAGCCGGACGTGCCCGGTGCCATGACCGCGACCGAAGTCGCCGGGGCCATGCCCAAGGGCCGCACCGTGACCGAGCGCGCACCCGTCCTGGAAGGGGCCGGTGGCAGCGCACAGGCCAACGAGTCAACCGCCCGGCGCAGGGAAGCCCGCAAGCGGGTCAAGGCCTACAAGGGCTCTCTGACCGATATCGGCGAGCTGTTCGGAGATCCCGATTAAGGAGAAAACACCATGGCTGATGTCGTCACCAAGACCGTAACCACCAACTATGACAAGTCCATCCCCGAAGAGGTGGACTCTCTGATCACCAACGTGGCCCCGACCGACACTCCGTTCCTGACCTCCATCGGTCAGGGCGCGAAGGTCAAGACCCTACATCCCGAGTGGCTGGAAGACACCCTCGGCGACGCCGGTGAAAACGCCCACGTCGAAGGCGCTGACTCCACGGCCGCAGCGATCACCCCGCCCGCCCTGCTGGACAACCGCGTCCAGCGTCTGGAAAAGGCGTTCTTGATCTCCGAGGACCTGGAGAAGACCGACAAGCACGGCCGCAAGTCCGAGATCAAGTACCAGTCCGGCCTCAAGACCAAGGAGATGGCCCGCGACCTGGAGTGGAACCTGATCAACCAGACCAAGCAGGCCGGGACCACCACCCTGGCCGCCAAGATGGACGGCGTGCTCAACTTCGCCGGGACCGGGAACACCTACGACTTCGACGCCACCCCGGCCGACACCAACCACATCACCGAGGACATTCTGAACGACGTCCTTCAGGCGATGTGGGAGCAGGGGGCCGATCCGGATTGCGTCCTGGCCCCGCCTGCCCAGAAGCGGAAGATTTCCGCCTTCACCCAGGGCGGACGCCTGACCATCAATTCCAGCGCGTCGGAAAAGTCCCTGAAGATGACCGTGCGCATCCTGGAAACCGACTTCGGCATCGTGACCGTTCTGCCGGAACGGTTCATCGCCCCGAGCGTGGACGCCACGCCGGACCCGGACGTCTACTACGACAAGCTCGTGGTCTACGAGAAGGGCCGCCTGGCCTGCGCCACCTTCCGCCCGCTCAAGCGCGAGAAGCTGGCCAAGACCGGTGACGCCGAAAAGTACCGGCTGACCATGTCCAAGATGCTCAAGGTGCGCTCCAAGAAGTGCGTCGGCACCATCACCAATCTGACCCGCGTCCAGCCCGAGGCAGCGTAGGCAACCAACCGGGGAGAGGATGAAACCTCTCCCCGGCCAGGAGTGAGCACAATGGCAGATTTCGACAACCTGATCAGCGTGGAGAACCGGGTCATCGGGAACAGCGACAAGATGAAGATGACCCGCGTGACCACCTACGACGCGGCCGTGGTCCGCAGCGCCGCGCAGTACGAAAAGGAGTTCGGCGACAACGGATTTTCCGACAATCGCAATCATCGCGTCATCGGAGAAATCCCGCTGATCGAGTTCCTGGACATGCAGGCCGAGGCGCAGAAGGCCGGGGATACCCTTTCCGGCAAGGACCTCAAGAAGTGGCTGGCCGATCACCCCGAGTTCTTGACCGTGACCAAGATCAGCCACGCGAACGCCAACGCGGCCGGGACCGGCCCGCTGATCATCATGAAGTAGGAGCAGGCCCATGGCCAACGTGTTGAACCGCATCACCGAGCTCGTCAGAACCGAATTGAACGACGGCACACAGAGCCGGTGGAACGACGCTGAACTGTTGGTGTTCATGAAACAGGCCGTGCGCCGGGCAAACGCGCTCGGGCAGCAGAAGCGGCTGCCCTTCATGCGCGGCAAGCAGGACTACACCCTGGAAGCGGGGGCCAGTTCGCTGACGCTGCCGACCGACTTCCTGACGCCCATCAGCCTGACGCGCATGGATACCCACGAGCATCTGGACCAGACGGACGGGGAGCGGCTGGACGCCATCGTCTCGGCCACCGAGGCGGCGGTTTACAGCGTCGAGTCCGGGGCCATTGAGGTGCTGGCGGCCCCGAGCAACGACGTTCCCCTGCGGCTGCGCTACTACGTGAACGCCGCGCCGGACGCCCTGACGTTGTCCAGCCCCATGCCGTGGGGTGGCAAGCTGGATTACGCCCTGTGCGAGTACGTGGCGCTCCGGGCGCGCAAGATCGACCGCTACGACACATCCGTGGACATCGCGCTCCTGGACGACATGGAGAAGATGATCGTGGCCATGTACGCCGACCTTGGCCAGACCGTGTTCAAGGCGCGGGGGTGGAACGGGGGGAGGGTGTATTGATGTTCATCGGAAACCGCAGCGAAGTCCCGATCATCATGCAGCCCACCGGGGGGTGGAATGCCGCGTTGCACCCGTCGCAGATCGCGGACAACGAGCTTTCGCAGGCGTACAACGTGGTCTACGACGCCTCCACCGGGAAACTGGTCACGCGCCAGGGGCTGGCCGTGGCCTCCACGACCGCGCTCGGCGACCCGATCACCTTCATGTACCCGTTTGTGCGCAAAGATTCCGAGGGATACCTGATGGCCGTGGCTGCCGGGAATCTCTACCACTACGATTTTTCGGCCGGGGCATGGGTCCTGGTGGACGCGCTGAACAACACGGACACCCCGACCATGACCACGTTCAACGGCAAGCTGGTCGTGGCTGACGGGCACGCCGATGGACTGCTGTCCTGGGACGGCACGACGCTTGAGCGGATCGCCGGGAGCCCCAAGGCAACTATCGTCTTCGCGGCGCGCGCGCGGCTTGTCTGCAACATGGTGGACGACCTGGACGCCGTATACATGAGCGGGCCGGAGGACGAAACGGATTGGGACACCACGTCCGGCGGGGCCGTGTCGGTACGGGCCGGGTTCGGCGACGGCATGGCCGTGAACGGCTTTGCCATGATTTCCGGGTCGCTGATAGTGTCCAAGGTCGCCCGCAACAACGGCGCGGTGGTCGGCAAGAAGCTGTGGCGGTTGAACATGGCCGCTCCGTTGTCATCCTGGGCGGCCGACGATCTGAGCTTGTCCAACGCGGCCATAGGACCGCACTGCATCACCGGATTCGGGAACAACGTCTACTACATCGACTCCGAGGGGTTCGAGGCCCTGGCCCCCACGCAGGCCTATGGCGACATCGCCACCGACCCGACCATCGGGACCAAGGTCAACGCGGTGCTGGGCAGGTTCGCCAACCTGGCCGACGAACCGCGCATGGTCAAACTGCCAAGCATGGCGGCCGTGTGGGTGCTCCTGACCAGGTCCGGGGCGTGGAGCCAGGTATACACCTTCTCCCCGCTGGGCGGATTCACGGAGATCGGCTTCGGCACGGACATCTACGCCGTGGCCGAGTTCGGCGGGGCCGTCTATCTGGCCGGGGAGTCCGGGTACCTCTACACGCTCCAGAACAAGGCTGTGGACGAGGTCGCTCCGGGAACGGAGACGGACGTGGTGTCCGTGGCGAGGTTCAAGATGATCACCGGGCCCGGCGACCTGCTCCTGACCAAGGTCATTCTCCAGACGAATTTCGAATGGTCCGGGACCTACAACATCGAGGTCTACGGCAGCGACGAACTGACCAAGCGGCTATTGCAGACCGTGGACTTCGTGCGCGGCTCCGGGGCCGACTCCCTGCATGACGCCCTGTACGACCTGGCGGACGCGGATTTTCCCCTGGCCGGCGGGCGGGTGGAGAACAGGGAATGTCGGGCGCAGTTCCGCAACAGCGGGATCATGCTCCAGGTCAGGACCATGAACGGCGGCAGGATGAGCATATCCGAACTGGCCGCGAAACTCGTTGTGGTGGGGAGGTAGCGCAATGCCTGATTTCGGCGGCGGGTATCAGAGCGACAGGGGAGCCGGGGGCAACGGGTTCGGATCATCCGGCACGGGCGGCCCTGGCAACGTGGGCGGGGCCGACACCCACGGGAACAACTCCGAGCGCAACAGCATGTACGCCTACAACCCGGCGACCGGCCGGGTGGAGCAGATCGGCGCGCCCTCGTTCATGGGCGGGATGATGACCACGGCGGCGGGCTACAACATGAACCGGGCGGCGGACCGGGCAAACGGCGGGCTCGGGCTCCAGGCGTATGGCATCGACTCCAAGCAGAGCCCGTTCCACGCCGGCTACTATTCGAATTTGCAGAAGAACATCAAGACGGACGCCGAAGACCGCCAGAAGGCGTTCGACGCCGCTTACGACGACATTTTCGGCAAACCCGGTATGGGCTGGGACGCCAAGAAGCAGGATCTGGACGCCCTGAACAAGGGCCTGGTCGGGGAGCTGGAAAAGCGCGGCTACGACATGAGCGCGGTCCGGGAGACCCACCGCAGTCCGGGGATGATGGGCATGATCGGGGATTTCTTCGGGGCCAAGAAAGCGGACGATGTGGACACCATGCGCGAGGTCGAAGAGCAGACCCCGGAATGGGGCTACGGCCCGCTCGGGCTCGGGTTGGGCGTGCTGTCCCCGGCCGTGGCCGAGCAGGTGTATGGGGTGACGGAGAACGTCCCGGCGGCCATGGCGGCGAAGAAGGCTACGGACTACGTGTCGAGCAAAATGACACCGAGCGTTCCCCGCGCGGCCAACTATGCGACCAAAGCCTTGGGCGTGGCCGGTGTCCCCGTGGCCGGGGCGTTGGCAAATGCGGCAGGCCTCATAAACCAGGCGCGTGACCTGAATTACATCGGCCAGACAAACCCATATGGGCCAGCACGGGCGAATGAGAATTACGGCAGTGAGGGCACGGGTGGGATGATGAGCGGACCGGAGGCTGTCACCGCTTCATTGGCAAAGGGAGAAGGGTACAACCCAGACTTGGCCGGACAATGGCAATACCTCTTTGGAGTGCCATGGTATGTCTAATTATTTGTCTTTGAAATCGTCGAGGCTCATGCCCGTTGTGTCTCGGTTCCCGGTAGAGAGGAGAGCCCCATCTATGAGCAACCACAAGATGTCTTCTCCGTGCTCGTCGAGGAAAGAAGGGTCATTTCTGACCATCGGTGTGTTCGGGCCCAATGCTGTTGGCGAATCCGCATTGGCGAATGCCTCGGCCCGGGCCTCCTCGGCCTGTTGTTCCATGGTCTTGGGCTGTCTGGGCGCGCAAGCGAAGAGCAGCGATGCGGCGAGTATGCAGAAGAGAATGCGTTTCATGGTTGCCCCCTTTACCCGGTTGGTAACACGAAGCGCGTAAAAATTTCAACTAGAGATCGGCAGGCGATTTCTAGAATCTCAGGAGGGAATGGCCAATGGCACTGACCACCAATCCATACGCGACCGACGCAGAAGTGGGGTCCATGGACTCAACCCAGGCTCAGAAGAAGGGGCTGGGCACCGGGTACAACATCATGCAGTCCGGGCTCCAGCGGGAACAGGCATACCCGCAGAGCTACACGGACCAGATGCAGGGCCCGGCCACGGCGGATTACTACCAGTACACGGCACCGGGGCAGATGAACACCGTGTCCGGCCTCCAGGGCGGCGACTACGCCAAGTTGACGCAGAGCCTGCAACAGCCGATCCTGTCCCAGCACAACCAGGCCATGGCCGGGATCAACGACCAGTATTCGGCGCGCGGGCTGTACGGGTCCACCGGCGGCGGCATGATGAGCCAGGCGCAGGGTGCGCAGAACCAGGCCACCCAGAACGCCCTGTCCAACGCCGTGGCCACCGGGTACGGACTCCAGCTCCAGGACCAGAGCCAGCAGATTGACCAGAACAAGGCGTCCTGGGCGGCCGGACTGGCGAACGCCCAGGACCAGAACGCCTACAACCAGAACGCCCTGCAATACAACCTGGACCAGCAGAACCAACAGGCGCAGTGGGGCAACTCCCTGCTCGAGCAGGACTACAACCAAGCACTCAACGAGTTGAACTGGCAGAACACCATTGACGAGCAGAACTTCCAGCGGGCCATGCAGCTGGCCGGGCAGGGCAACTCCGGGGCCGTGGCCTCGCAGCAGTTGCAGGCCGCCCAGGACCAGGCGGACGCGAACACCAACGCGGCCATCTGGGGATCTGTCGGCAATCTGGCCAGCTCGGCGACAAGCGGCCTGATGGACAACCTGTGGGACTCCATCTTCTAGGAGGCGCGATATGGGCATGATGAACAGTGGGATCGCCGGGTTTCTCAACGGCGTCGTCCAGGGGCGGGACCGATATCTAGACCGCGAACGGCAGGCCGAACTGGACAAGCGCCAGGCCGCCAAGGACGCCCTGGCGGAACAGTTCACGCGGATGCAGATGGACATCGCCAGGCAGAACCAGGCAATGCAGCAATCAAAGCTCGCGCAACTCGACAAGCAGCGGGCAGCGGACAGCTATCTGTACCAGCACCCGCAGGCAATGGGCGGCATGATGGCAGCGTCCGGCGACAACTGGGCGCGGGGCTTCGGCGGCGGCCCGGACCTGACGGCGGCGAGCCCGGAGGCGCACAGGTGGGCGGCTGATTACCAGACGCCGAAGCAGAAATTGCGGGATGCGATGTACCTGTATGGGGCTAAAAAACAGATTGATTCGATGTATCCGGGTCAGGAAAAGCGGCCGAACTTCGAATTCAAGAAAATGACCGTTGACGGACGGCCCGGTATCTATGCGATCAACCCGGCCGATCCGAGCGCTCCCCCCAGGTTTATGGGCGGAGGAGATGGCCTCGGTATCGACATCAAGGCAGAGCGCGATCTGAGAAAGGAGTTTTCCAGCGAAGCTGACTATTTCAAGGCGATAAAAAACAGCTTCGACACGATCAGATCCATAGCTCGGGAGCCGTCCGCTGCCGGAGATATTGGGCTTGTATTCTCCATCATGAAGATGTTCGACCCAGGCAGCGTCGTGCGAGAAAGTGAATTCGCAACCGCCCAAAACGCGGCGGGTGTCCCCGAACGTGTGCGGGCTCAGTACAACAGGGTCTTGAATGGTGAAAGATTGACCCCGGACCAACGGGCTGATTTCGTGGGCACGGCTCAGAGGATCTATCAAGACCAGGCGGAGTCGTTTTCCAGGAAGAGAGAATTCTACTCCGGCCTTGCTGCGCAATACGGGATGTCCCCGGAGCGGATCACCTACGATTTCTCCGGAGGCCGAGACGGGCAGCCCAATGCCGACTCTGAGGCAGACAGGCTCATCACCAAATATGGGAGCAAGTAATGGCTGACCTCAAGGAGAACGTAAAGCGCATGGTGCAGGCCGGTGTCCCGGAAGCGGAGATCGGGGCCTACATCAAGCGGTACGGGAAGGGGCAGGAAACAGTGCCGCAGTCCCCTAGGAGTACAGACGCCGACGGCGATTGGCTGCGTGGCACTTTCCAGACGCTTGGCTCGGTGCTCGGTGGCGGGGCAGCCCTAGTCGGCGGTCAGCTTGGCCCTCAGGCGTTTGCCCCGGAGGAGGTCGTCACCGTGCCCGCCGGGGCCGCGCTCGGCAACGCCATTGGCGGGCAAACTTACGACTACATTCGCGGGCTGATGTATCCGCAGACGATGCCCTCTGTCGGGGAATCGGCTGCAAGGTCAGCCACGGATGCGGCGGTTGACCTCGGCGGCGGCGCCATTGTGGGCAAGGCCCTGGATATGGCCAAGCCAGCCTTTGCCCCGATCAAAGGCATGGTAAAACGCCGCCTTGGTGGTGCCACCGTGTCTCCGCACGACATCGCCAAGCTGGAACAGTACGGATTTAGGCCGGAAGCCGGCATGCTCGGGAATCCCGAGGCTGCCGCCTACTCGCAGTCGATGCGAGGGAAGCCCGGTACAGGGTCAATATTCGGCGAGGTTGATGCCCACAACCTGGCCCAAGGCGAGATGATGAGCAACCGTATCGCCGAATCTCTCGGGCCGGACATGACTCCATACGACATCGGTCATTTGATGAAGCGTGATGCCATCGCGGCCAGAACGCAATGGAAAGATGTCAGCGACGACCTGTGGAACAAGGTCGGCGATTTCGTCCCGGAAGGCGGGGCTATACCAGCAAAAAACATTGTCTCCGAAGCACAGAAGGTCCTTTTTGTCGCAAAGCAGAGCCCTTATGCAGAAAACGCCATGGCCCCTGCGGTACGCGAGGCAAAGTTGATCCTCAAATCCGTGGACGAGAACGGCAATATCAGCAAATCGGCCCTTGACTCGATCAAGAAGGCGGCCAGGGGGTCGTACAAGAAACTGGCCCATGAGGCGGATGATATCGACCGTTTGCGCATGACTTTCGAGCGGGCAGCAGACCGCGATCTCGGTACGGCCGCCGAGGAGGCCGGAGGGGAAGCCGCGAAGCAGGCGCGGGCCGCCGCAAAGGATTGGTATAAACGGGGCATGGGGGACAAAAAACTCGGTGAGATCGGCCTGCTTGATGAGGCTGCCGAGATCATCAAGAACCCCGAGCCGGAGAAAATCTATCGGCAGATAGTCGGCGGCGGCAAGCCCGCTGCGGAACGGATGATGAAGGTCATGAACATGCTTTCGTCCGAAACGCAGGCCGCTCTCCGTGCGCGCGCATACCGGGAAATGGCCATGCCCACACCTGGCGCGGCCAACGCCGATGGATCGGGATTCAGTTTCTCCACGTTCCTGACCCGGTATGCAAGGATGCAGCAGGAGGCCCCAGGGATGTCAGACATTCTCTTCGGTCCTGCCCGGAAGGATTTGGACAAGCTCATCAACAGCGCAGAGTTTTTCAAGAGCTTGTCGAAGTACGCCAACAGTTCCCAGACTGCGGTTAACGCGGCCTGGGACGATCTGTGGAAGCCTATATTGGACTGGGCCGGGAAGGGCGCGCTGGGTGGAGGAGTTGGCGGAATGAGCCTCTCATCGACTATTCTTGGCGCTGCCGGGGGTGGGTCCGCAGTCGCCGCAAAAATTGCCGTGAACAGGCGGGTAGCCAGACTCATGACGGACCCTGAATTCGTCAAGTGGCTGGCCGGGAGCACTACGAAGGTTGCATCCGGATCGACCACTGGTAAAGAGGCCCTTGGCCGATTGGCCGCGATTGCTATTCAGCGTGCGTCAACATCCAAGGACAAGGAAAGGACCAACGATTTAGTCTGGTACCTTACTCAGACAGGGAATGATGTGACCAAGATCACGGACCAAGACGGCAAAGTCAAAAAAGTAGAGGTGAAATAATGACCGCATACGCACGTAACCCCCAGACCATCCCCGACGATTCCGTGGGCGGTTCCAGCGTCCGCGAGGGCGTGGCCGAGCAGAACAACGTGGCCATCAACGACCTGTTCACTGCTCTGAACGCCCACGCCAACAACGAGGACGGGCGGTCGCATGTCGAGATCGACGAGGCGCTGGATGCGGTCGGGGACGTCAGTGCTGCCGTGGATGACGCCCAAACCGCCCAGGCTGCGGCCGAGACTGCCCGAGACAAGGCCGAGCAGTGGGCCGACAACCCCGAGGACGTGGCCGTCGAGACAGGGGCCTATTCGGCCAAACATCACGCCATCAAGGCGGCTGCTTCGGCGCAGTCCGCACAGGATGCTGTCGACGACATCCCGGACATGAGTACGGTGCTCATGGACAGTGACATCGGGGATACTGTTGAAGCCCATGACCCGGATATCCTCAAGCGCGACGTGTCGGCGATCCTGATCAAGGGGTTCCCGGCTGCCCCGGCGGCCATGGTCACCACCGGGCCCACTCCGGCGACCGGGGCCTTGCAGACCATCGACACGTCATCCGGAGCCGTGTCCCTCGGCGTGCCCGTAGCCGCCGGGGTTATCCGGTTCATCGTCAGCGGGGCCAATGCGCTGACGCCCTCGGCCAGCTACAACTCCATCGACGGCGAGTACGACACGAGCATCGGCCTGGCGCAGGGCGAGATAGTCAGCGACGGGACGCACCATTTCCTGTCCATCGTCAACGGGGTGAGCGCATGAGCATCCAACCCATAGGCATGCTCGGGAGCGGCGCGCCGGTCGTCTATCCGGCGGATGTCCCATACTCCGCCCTGTGCGAGTCCGGGTTCTCGTCCACCGGGTCCGTGGCCACAAACGCGACCATGGCGCTCGGCTGGAAGCCCACGGCAGTTAACATCGCGTATCCGCTCTGTGACCCGACGCACCACTATCTGCTAACCATCCGCAAGGTCGGGACCACGGTCACGGTCTGGAAACAGGACGTGGAGCTGGGCAGCTACACGACCACGGCCACGACCTACGCCGAGCTGCTGGCCGAGGCCTTGACCGAGTACGCGGGGACGACCGCGGGGTATG